AGAATCTCCACGTTCATCATGTAGTTCCCATGTTCTTCAAGTGCTCTTTGATCTCTTTTGCATCAGTGATAGCAGTGAGTGTTTCGATGTCAGACATTTTCATGGTAGGATACAGTTGCATCAGAGTCTTCTTGACTTCTGAGGACACTGACTCTTTTTTCTTGGGTGCGATCCACTGATGTCGTTGTACACCCATGCCCGGCGACACTGACGTGGCCATGAGCCATTGCAGTCGGGGATGGCGATTCACGGCATAAAAATGCTTGTTTAATCGTTCATTGGTGGCCACCACGTAGAATTCCTGCAGTTCTCTTGATCCATGCACAGAGGAACCCCAGCGTATCATGAGATAATTGGAGAACTTCTTGCGTTCCTCGTCAGTGAGACTGTCATAGAAATCACGATCCTTTTCATCAAAGCATCGCATCTCATTCTGTATAGAAAGTTTATCCACGATTGCTGTTTATAACTGCGGCATGGGCATCCAACTTGCTTTTGAGCCTGCGTATCTCTTTGTCAAGTTGCTGTATCTGCTGGGCTTGATCCGCGATGATTTTTTCCAAGCGACGGATGTCTGCTGGATCAACCGTGGATGCTGTTTCCGACGCTGTCATGGGTGGTGCGCTTTTTCCGTATTGTTGCATGTTACCAGGCCTTGTTGTAGTCTACTATTTCGCAGTTGCGGCTCACATCCTTGACGAAATACACACAGTCAGGATCTGGACCTTCGCCCACGGGCACAGCCAGCATCTGGCCATTCTTGAGTTTGGGAGCATACCAGGCCACTTCATGATACACGTCAATGATTTCGATGTCAGGAAAACTGGGACGGAATGATGTCAGGGGATTGAACTGGAATGCCTTGAATCCACGATCGTTGATGGATGTCAACGGCAGCATTTCGAGATCTCCCAAATCGGGTTCACCGATCAGGATCTGCCAATCCACGGGCATGCGTATGGTATCTTCGCCAATCCGCAACACCAAGGCCGGTGCTGAAAAACTTTCCAAGAATATTAGCGGTATGTAATGATAGTCGGGATTGGCCGGATCTGAGTTGTCAAGGATGGCAAACCGCATGTCATCCACTTCTTCGGGCAAGGTATCGAGATCGTAGGGTGTGTTGTCTAAGGTCAGTATACGAATTTTTATCTCCAGCATAAATAAGAGCGCCGATCGCGTAGCAGCAACTACCATCGGCTCTAACAGTTGAAAAGGAACTATCAGCCATGTATTTACAGAACAAATATACTAAGTGTTACTATAGCATCGTTAAACGAGCAAAGTCAAGAGTTTTATCCAAGAAAATCTACACTGAAAAACACCATATCGTCCCACGAAGCTTAGGAGGATCAAATAATCCTGAAAATTTAGTCAAACTCACAGCAAAGGAACACCGCGTTGTGCATATATTATTACCACGCATGACTATCGATCCAATCCATACAAAAAGCATGTGGTATGCGCTATGGATGATTTTAAGAACAAAAAACAAAAATCAAAATCGATCAATATCTAAAGGCAGTGCTTTTGAACTTGCCAAGATTAAAGTAGCTGAAAATTCTTCTCGATTACATAAAGGTAAAACAGTTTCAAAAGAAACAAGAGAAAAACTATCCAAGTCATGTCAGGGAAGAGAATCAGCATTCAAAGGCAAATCTCACTCAGATGAATCAAAACAAAAATTATCTAACGCACATGAAGGTAAAATTGTATCTGCAGAGACCGTCGCTAAGATACTCGAGACTCGCAAAAATTATAGACATTCAGAAGAAACAAAAGAAAAAATTTCTAACAGTAACAAGGGTAAAACAGTAACACATTCAGAAGAAACTAGAAAAAAAATATCTACATCTCTCAAAGGTAGAATTCCAACCTGGCTTAAAGGAAAACCCGGACACAGCAAAGACAAATCTAGAACAGAAGAAACAAAAAACAAACTCAGAGTTCCAAAGTCTAAATTTACATGTATACACTGTGGTTTAATAATTGGTGGTCAATCAAATTACAATCGATGGCACGGAAATAAATGCAAAAAGATTACTTAATCGCCATCCAGTCAAGTTTTTCCTGCGTGAATGGATATCGTGCTTCCTTGTAAAACTGTTTGCGTTTGGCGAGATGTCGCTTGGCGAATTTACAAGTGCTGGTTATGTCCCAGATCTCCACATGATCTTTGTCTTCGGCTTTGCGAATGCCGCGACCAATTGACTGGATAACTCTAACAAAAGACTTGCCAGGCTCAACAAGAACCAGATTGAAAATACGGGGAATATTAATACCAACCGCAGCCACACCATAAGTGGCGACAATGATTTTATCTGTCGCCTCCGCCACTTCATCATAATGATCCTGTCTTTCTGTGCCCTTGGTGGCACCTGATACAAACACCGCACGATCGCCCAGTCGCTCGACCAAGGCTTCACCGGCCGCGATGCGATCCACCAGCACCAGTGTATTGCCTGTTTCGTTCACACGGGCTATCAACGAAGCCATGGTATCCAACCTGCCCGACTCTTCCAAGAGATATTTAAGTTCACTCTGATAGTTCGTGTACTCCACGTGATCTACCAACTGCACGATGTTCACATGGCACTGGGCCAATACCCCGCGATCCTGCAGTTCTGCGGCCTGCAGTCTAGATACCACGGGTCCCAGGCTCACGTGTATGGCCTGGAACTCAAACTGTTCCTTGGGCACTGTGCCTGTGAGACCCCACCGGATCGGCACCTGCGACATCACGCCCGTGAGCAGTGTTTTCAGTGCATCAGCCTTGGCCATGTGTACTTCATCAACTATCACACACACCACGTCCTCCAAGAACTCCCCGATAGTGATGTCCGCTGTGTCATTCTTGGTGTTCTTCAGCAACACGTTGAGACTCTGCCAGGTACAGATAGTGTGCATGCGACCAAACTCTTTGCGATCTCCGAAGAACACACCGGTATCCAGGCCCATGTTGATGTAGTCTCTTTCGGTCTGGGTCACAAGGCTCTTGTTGGGCACTATGATGATGCTGCGACCATAGGGGGTGACAGCGTGGCTCAAAGCTGCAGTCATGATGGTCTTGCCGGCACCCGTGGCCACTTCCTGTATGCACTGCGGATTGGCCAGGAAGTCATTGATGATCTCTACTTGATAATCTCTGAGCAGGATGGCATTGCCAGCATCAGGGTGTCCTTGCTGCCATGAATATCCTGCGAAAGTATCTTCTCGCACCGGAACGAAATCAAACATGGTTCGATACTCACGCTGATCGTCCAGTTCTATATCGTAGTTGTATTCTTCAAGTATGGGTATGATCTCCGGCAAGAGATTCACAAAGGTTGATCCACCCAAGGCGAAGAAACTGACCTTGCCATCCCATCGTCCCAGTCTTACCGCTGGTAGATAACGAGCATAAGGAACATCGTATTTGAATTGATTTACCAGTTTGCGTCTTACATCAAGTTCCAGTCCGGATATCTTGACGTTGACTTCATCGCGGATTATGAGTCGTGCTATTCTCATGCTTTATATATTAATTTGTGCATCTCGCACAATAAAGTAGGAAATTTATTGAGATTATCGCACTTGATTTCGTATCCAAGAATTCTTAGTTTATGTTGTATGTAAGCCTCGTCGAAAATAGTCAGGTTAAGCATCGATCCTGTTTCATCATTGTTTATTATTTGCTCACACCAAATATCACACTTTTTTTGTATGCAATGAAACTTTTGATTCTTTACAAAATTTTCATGTTGTTTTTGTATTACCGGATAGTCTACTCTAAATTTCAATTCCAGGCGATCAAATATTTTTATCAACGAAGATTGATAATTATTGAAAAGATCATTGGTATCAATAGATACCAATGAGTTGACATGGAAATATCTGTCATAGTTATAACCATGTTCCCAAATATCGGTTATAAAAAAACTAAACCATTCTCTTATGATCCACCGGGGAGTATACTCGTTGAGTCCATGTTCATATCCCCAATGCTTTTTTAATTTTGCATAGATTTGATCTTTTGACATGTAATTGCAAATATATTCTATCAGCAATGATTTTGTATTCTTGACAAATTGATTATTAAAATAATCAAGTCTATGATCGGCACAGGGTAATATAACCACGGTTTGATCACCGGGATTGGCCATAAAGGTTTCAAAATGTCCGGCCCAGATTGTAGACTGTAGATCGTGCATCTTCCTGATAGAGTGGCTGCTTCCAGATTTATCAAAATCAAAATCTCGAAATGGAGATGTATCTAATTCGCTCAGAGAGAATATCGATCTTGATAAAAAACTTCCATAACAACCAGGTTGAAAAAGAATCTTTATCATATCATACACTATACGACAATTACAAGATAGAAGTCAAAAAAACAGGTGCCGTTTTCGGGCACCTGTGTAAAACGGATCGCCTAGGAGCTAGACTTGAGTGGCGATCCGGGTAAACTTAATTGTGCTTCATGCAGGTGGATTCGGCCAGGGCCTGCCAGTTATCGCCGATCTTGGTTAGGTCGGCCAACTTGAGAGCCATACGCAGACTGATCTCGCGTAGTTTGGCATGATTGTCCTGCATGAACTGCACGATCTCTTCGCCCTGCTCGGGTGTTAAATCGTAGTCCTGGAACAGATCACCCTTGCGGAAGATCTGGCGGATGCGGAGTATCTTGTCGCGGGTGGTGTCCAGGGTGAGGTCCAGGAAGTGGCACCGGCTCTGGAGCGCCTCCAAATGGTCCTGTAGTTTCTTGCTCTTAAGGTGATCAAACTTTAGGTTGGTGATGAATATGGCCGAGCCCTTGAACTCAAATGCGTCAGGCACGCCTTCACGACGCAACATGGAGGAGTCCGAGTTCCAGCAGATCCTACGCTTCTTGCCCGAGTCCAGAGCAGCCTTGAGGATGTTCAGTGCCACATCATCCTGGAACACACTATCACAGTCATCAAACACCAGCACATTCCGTGGGTCGCTATTCTTGTACAGAGTGCAGTACAGGCCGATGGGTGTCATGGCACCCTTGATCACCTGGTACTTGATCTTGCGGCCAGAGATCTGGTCAAACATGCCAGCCTTCTCGAGTTGATACTCCACACCGTAACTCTTGCCTACTCCGGGAGGGCCCACAACGATCATGGCACGGATGTCGCCTGCGATGGCGGCCTTGGTCATGTCGTCCAGTATGGCGAATCGTTTCTCGATACGGTCCATGACCTGTTCGTCGGTCTCTTCGGGTTTCTTAAACTCTACTACCTTGTCTTGTTTAGACACTGAACGGGCTCCTGTGATTTCGATGTCTTCGATTGAGTCTACACGGATGCGGATCTGCTCCGGCATACCTGGGAATGTGCCGTCATTGGCTACCACTACATTGCCACCACGGGCGTCGGTCTGGAAGTCACGCAACAGCGTGAAACGCAGGCCTGATACATCTTGTCGACGATATTCACCATTGCGGATGAGTACTTGTGTCATGTGCTATGCTCCTATAGCGTTATTGTTCTATTATTATACTAAAATGGCAATTTCTGGTCAACCGTCGCTTGAACACTAGGTTAGCAAGCACTTACCTAGTTGTTATTAAAGGATTCTTTAATACCGAGACTGCTTATTAAAGAATCTTTTACTAGATCCATCGACCCGGACTTAGGATTTAGGCCCAGATGGGCTACCCTGGATCGCTGCCGGGGGCGGAGTATATTCTTAAGCACAACCTTTAATGTAGACGAAAAGTATTAAGTGGTCAACCAAAAAAAACCCTGCTCAGGGCAGGGTGTTGTGATTGTTAATTTATATGTTATGGCGGTGTCGGTTCTACGCCTGCAGTAACATTTAGCGTGGCAGTGAGTGTGGAACCTGCAGGAATCAACCATTCCCATTGCCCCGGCAATTCTGCATTGTCGGGTCCTCTTGTCAGGGCTACATCATCGATGGCCACATTTGTCAATGGGTCTGCTACTGTGATTCCGTCAATATCATAGGTATAAACAAAACCAAATTCTGCGGCATTATTGGCAAAAACATGATCACCTTCAATAGGACCCAATAACAACGGACTTCCGGTCACAGCAATGGAATACGACTGTGTTCCAGCAAAATCTACAGCATTGGTCCAGGTGAACAGCGTAGGTGGAGTGACATAAGTTGCTAGGTCTGGTAAAACAGGTAAAGGCTGATCTAGAGTAGAAACTGGTCCAGAAAACACCACTGTTCCACCAACGGTGGCCGTGATGGATGCTGGTATTGCACCGTAAGCCTGTCCGCCTTGTTTGAAATTCCGTATGGTCATGATTGATTGATCTCCACTGCTATTTATACCACTGCAGCCATCAAACCCAGTTCTGTTCTATCACAGGATCATGCACATCATGCGGTTTTGGATTGCCGTGGAATATCAGGATCTTGACTCCGGGCAGCAGCACTGACCCTGCATCAGGACGGCGATATACACGGGTTTTCATGTCCATACCGCCGTCCTTGATCTGCCAACGCCAGCTCTTGATCAGGCTTTCGTCTATGAATTTCAAGTCTTTTTCGGTGAGCACTGTGTTGAGAAAATCTTGATCACCGTGGAATAACCGGGCCTGGGTCTTGACATCATTTTCCTGGAACTCCTTCCAGATCCAGGCAAATCTTGAAGTATCCCACAGCATCACACTGCTGTTCATGCCTCGCCAACTGGGTCGCCACAGGTGCCGGAAATCTTTGATGCTCCAAAAAAACCTTGCATCTAGGCCCTGCATCCAGTCTATGTTGTCCACGATCACGGTGTCGAGATCGAAATACAGTAATCTACCCGAGATGCGGCCGGGTTCAAACATCTGCATTTTGTACCACCATGACTTCCTGGGCCCAGATATGCCCGGCCAATCCTGCAACACATGCTTGACCATCGGATCAGGAACAGATCGGTCCGACTCGGTAAAAACATGGAATCTTATCGGCCGAGTGCTGTGGCGTTGCACCATGTTGTATAGACGTTCCACATAGCACCAGTCATACTTGTCGCCGTGTATCACGCAGGCACAATCCATGGTACCGTCTATCGCAGCCTGTCTGAGAGCCTTTTTAGCCATAGGCCTTGGGCGATTTCTTCAACTGTGTATTCAGTGTGGCAGATTTCCACCAACCACTGATCTCGATTGATGTCATAGGGTCTTTCGATGTCCTGTATACTTACCGACACTAGATGGGCCAGGCTAGAACTGTGCACCATGGGACGTACACCCTGGACGGCTGCTTGTATGCCCGGACCAGAATTATAGTTCACCATGGCATGACAATCAAACTGCATGTCGAATGAGTCATAGGTGTCGGGCACACGGCGGGGGGATTCCACGGCAATGGCCTGCGGCAACTGTGATACTGCCAGGCGGCATCGAGGGTGTGGTCTCACCCGTATCTCACGATCTGTGTGGGCCCGTATCAGGGCGACCTGCTGTGCGATCCAGGCTTCCATGCTTGGAAGATCTTGTACTTGCAGGCTGGCTGAATTCTGGGCAGCGATTACGACGTGAGATCCCGGATTATGCACCGTGCCTAGATTGATGCCCAGACGGGCGGGACGATCCCAGTCCAGATCCTGGGTGTGACCGTAATAGCCCTCGGCGGTGATATTGTTGATGGCCACTTTCCATGTGACGCCGCGACGTAGAGAGCCTATGTCTATCACTATCACGGGCCGGCCCAGGCTGCGATAGTGCTGATATATGTCGCGATTTTTTGCCATGCGTCCACTCCACAACACGCTCCACAGAATCACGGCATCTGAGGTCATGCTGTTCTCCGCAGTGCCAATACCTGCGTGCTGGAGAGATTCCAGCATGGCTGCCATCACCGGGCCACTGTTGCCGGCCGCCTGCAAAGGAAAATAGGCTACGTTTTTGATCACTAAATATCCCTGTGAAATACACAGTAATTACCACGTTCAATCAAGCAGGCCTAGATACCTATGGTCAGCGGATGATCGACTCATTTGAGCAATATTGGCCCGCTGATGTGGATCTGCTAGTGTGTGCAGAAAATTGCCGACCGCGGACTAATCGCCCGACCAC